AAAAACTAAGGTTCGGTACCCAAATGGTCGTCATAACTCTAATCCAAGTAGGGCTGTGGATGTTGCCCCTTATCCTATTGATTGGGATGATAGGGAACGCTTTCATTTATTTGCAGGCTTCGTAATTGGTATTGCTCAGTCTATGGGCATTAAACTACGTTGGGGTGGTGATTGGAATATGAACTTTGAGGTGGATGATAATAAATTTGATGATTTTCCTCATTTTGAATTAAGAAAGGAAGATTAATGAGTTTTATAGAAGAATTAATGAAAAGCCAAGGCACAGATGCTTTGGGTATTACATACGAAAAACCAAAAGCACATGACAATATTGATAATTTGATGTCATCTAACATAAGTCCTGAAATAGAAAAAGTTATACAAACAGCAATTATGGGAGGCATTGGTGGGCCAGCAGGTTCACTTAAAGGATTAACGCAATTAATAAAAAACAAAGGTGGTAAAGAAACTTTTAAAAAAGTTTCAAATATATTTAATGAAGCTAAAACACCTAAAGGAAAAGCTATATTAAATAAAATTACAGCAAATAATAAAAAAAAACCTTTTGAAGGAAATGACAAAGTTGCTAGAAATGAAATAGAAAATAACTTAGCAACTATAACAGGTATTTTTGCACCAATTATTGCAGCAGTTACAGCAAAAAAAGCAAATGAAGAATATAATTTAAGTGGTAATATTGCAAAAATGTTAAGACCTGACCCTTCTATGCCAACTAAAAAGCAAAATGATGAAGATATGAGTTTAATGAAAATGTTGATGAGTCTAGAAACACAACTTAAATATTTAAAAAATACAGGACAAGGCTATCCTGCTGATGAGGAAATGTTTTTAAATTCTGAACGTGAAAATACTAATGACATGTTATTAAGATTATTACGTGAACAAAATATTGAGGAGTAAATATGTACGGTAAAAAGAAAAAATACCCAATGGGTGGAAAATTAAAAGGAATGTCTCATAGCAATGGTGGAATACCTATTGAAGCTGAAGGCGGTGAGTTTATTATAAAGAAAGATTCAGTTAATCCAAACACAGAGTCTACATTAAATTATATTAATAAAAATGGTAATATACCTACATCAAATGCAATGGAAAGAAGTGAAACTTCTTATATGGGTGGTGGAATGGTAAAAGATTATATGGGTGGCGGTATGGTAAAACCTATGTATAAACATGGTGGTAAAGTTAATGAATTAAAAAAACATAGCAAACATCATTCTCCAAAGCATATGAATCAAATGAAAAAAGATATTCATAAAGGTAGTTCTTTAAAAAAAGCTCACAATAAAGCAATGAAAAAAGTAGGTAAATAATGTCTTTATACGAAAATATTAACAAAAGAAAAAGATTAGGCAAAAGTAGGTCTAAAAAAAATTCTACTATATCTGCAAAAAATTACGCTAATATGAAAGCAGGGTTTCCTAAATCAGATGCAAGAAAAAGAAGCAAAAAATCATGAAAGTAAGTGATGCAAGGTTGAGGACTCAATCTTATCGTCAAGGAGGTAAAGTTGGCGGTAAATCTCCTGCGTGGACAAGAAGTGAAGGTAAAAGTCCTAGCGGTGGATTAAATGCTAAAGGTAGAGCTTCTTATAAAAAGGGAACATTAAAAGCTCCTGTTACACAAAAAAATCCTAAAGGAAAAGCAAAAGCTAGAAAAAAATCATTTTGTGCTCGTATGAGTGGTATGCGTAAACGTCAAAAACCAAGCAACAACACAGGTAAGGATAGGTTGTCATTGTCATTAAAAAAATGGAACTGTTAATATATGGCCAATTTAAATCTTAATGGCAATGTATCAAATAATGAAAAAGTTCTTGAAATGGCATATGAAGACCTCGTTGTATTTGGTAAATTATTTTCACCTCAAGATTTCTTAGCATCCGCAACTCCTGATTTTCATAATACTGTTGGTAAAAAACTTTTAGATAGAGATAATCAACAATTGGCTCTTGTATTGCCTCGTGACCACGCAAAGTCAACCTTAGCTGCAACTGCGGTTTTACATCGGTTCTTATTTGCGAATAAAGAAAGCCCAGAATTTATCGCTTGGGTTGGCGAGGCTCAAGACCAAGCTATTGATAATCTTAATTGGATTTCAAATCATATATATTCAAATCCTGCAATACATTATTATTTCGGTGACTTGCAAGGTGACAAATGGACTAAAAACGAAATAACATTGACAAATAATTGTAGGATGATTGCAAAAGGAGCAGCACAAAGACTGCGTGGTAAAAAGCAATTATCTACAAGATATACTGGGATTATACTTGATGACTTTGAATCTGAGTTAAATACTAAAACTCCTGAAGCTAGACAACAAATAAAGAATTGGGTTACTGCGGCTGTATATCCTGCTATTGATTTTGATAAGGGTGGGTTTTTATGGTGTAATGGAACTATCGTGCATTATGATTCATTTTTAAATGGACTTGTAAAAAACCATAAAGAAGCAATGAACAATGGAGAAGAGTATTCTTGGGACTTAATTACATATAAAGCAATACTTGATGATGGTACTCCGTTATGGCCTTCAAGATGGCCTCTAAAAAAATTAGACGAAAGAAAACAATTTTATATTGATTCAGGGACACCATCTAAGTTTTATCAAGAATATATGAATCAAGCTAAATCTCCTGAAGACCAAATATTTAGTGAATCTGATATAACTGATAATTTTTATAAAGGTGGAGTAAAATTTGATGAAAGTAGAAATTCTTGGTATTTAAAGTTAGATGATGGAAGAATTGAATATATTAATATTTATATGGGTGTTGACCCTGCTTCTACACTTAGCACTCGTAATGATTATAGTGTTATTATGGTTATTGGAGTTACCGCTGATTATGATTATTACATTATTGAATATTGGAGGCAAAGAGTATTGCCTATGGATTGCGCAGATGAAATATTTAAAATTGCTGAACGATATACACCAATTAGAAGAATAAACATTGAAACAATATCATATCAAGAAATGTTAAGAGATTATATACATAAAAGAAGCAAAAAAGAAGGAAAGTTTTTACCTGGTATAGAACAAGGTATAAAAGGTTATGGTAATCAAAAAAAGAAAGACAGATTATTTGAAGGACTTCAACCTATGTTTAAAGCAGGGGCTGTTCATCTTAAAAAAGATATGCACGAATTTATTGGTGAATTATTAGATTTTCCTAAAGGAAGTCACGATGATACTATTGATTCATTTTGGTTGTCAACACAATTTGCAAAAGGGAATAAATCTGCTAGTAAAATTAAAAAAATTAAGAACAGGGATAATGAATGGGAAAAACCAAAAAAAACCTACAATTGGATTACAGGAGCAAGGGGTTGATTTGCATTGTAAAATTATTATATATTATGAGTTATGATACCAACCGATAAAAAAGCAATTTATGTAAAAGAGTTATGGGATAGGTGGCATGACGCTAGAAAAGAGTGGGAAGACCATGCTCGTGAAGATATTGATTTTTATTTAGGTAATCATTTTAGTGAAGACGAAGCTCAAGCTCTTGCTGAAAGAAATCAATCAAATATACCTTTAGATAGAATATATTCTGCTATTGAACAGTTTAAAGCTATCATAACATCTAAACCACCTAAATTTTCTGCTATGCCAAGAGAAGATTCAGATAGTGATTTAGCAAGTGTTTGGAAAACAATACTTGAATATATATGGAATATATCTGACGGAAATGAAGTTTTTAAACAAGCTGTGCATGATTATGCTGTTACAGGTCTTGGTTATTTTTATGCATATGTAGATAGAGAAGCTGATTATGGAAGAGGTGAAGTTAAATTTACATACGTAGACCCATTTAGAGTTGTAGTAGACCCTAATGCAAGAAGCAAATATTTTGATGATGCAACAGGAATGATGTTATCTACTATATTTACAAAATATCAATTGTTAGATTTATATCCACAATTATCTGAAGAACAAGAAGATGGTAAACTTCTCATTGATTTAGTAGAAGGATATAATGAAGATGAAACATATCCATCTCCTGTAAACAAAAGAACAATGGGGACATTTACTCCTGATTATATAAAAGATAAAGATACAGGTGAAGGTTCTGAAAAATATCAACTTATTGAACATTTTTCTAAAGTTAAAGTTCCTTATTATAGAATACTTGATATGCAATCAGGGGAAGAAAGAATACTTGATACTGAGAACATGGAAAAATTTTTAGCTAATGATGAAATATCTAAATCATTAGAACAAGGATTAATTGATGTTGTTGAAGTTCAGCAAACAAGAATTAAATTAACATGCACTCTTGGACAAATAGTTTTATATGAATATATATTAAATACAGACAAATATCCTATTGTGCCTGTTCCAAATATATGGACTAATACTCCGTATCCAATGAGTGATGTTAGAAAAAATAAAGATTTTCAAAGATTTTTAAATAAAACAATGTCTTTAATTACATCTCATGCACAAGCATCATCAGGATTAAAATTACTTATACCGCAAGGAAGTGTTGATGATATTGAAGAACTTGAAAGAAATTGGGCAAATCCAAATGCAACTATTGAATATGACCCTTCATTTGGTGAGCCACATTTTCCTTCTCCTCAACCTTTATCTAATTCAGTTATGCAATTGCCTCAGCTTATTGAAAAGTATATTGATTTAAATATGGGTATTTTTGAAATGATGCAAGGAAATAGTGCTGTTGCACCAAAAACATCTTCAGCTACTATGATGATGGAAGATTTTGGACAAAGAAGAAGTAAATCAAAATTAAGAGATATAGAAGGCTCACTTAGAAGATTAGGTCAAGTTATATATAATTTTTCTAAAGAACATTATACTTATAAGAAAGTATTTAGAGTAGTACAACCAAACAATGATATGAGTGAATATATGGTTAATGTTTACAATGATAAATCACAAGCAATTGGAGAAATGATGAATGATTTAACAATTGGTCAATATGATATTAATATTATTGGTAACTCAACAATGCCATCAAATAGATGGGGTGAATGGTCAATTTACATGGAAGCTTATCAAGCAGGCCTTATTGATAGAACAGAAGCTTTAATGAAAACAGATATATTTGATAAACAAGGAGTTTTAGAAAGAATGGATATTGTTCAGCAATTGCAAGGTCAATTACAACAATCTCAAGAACAAATTAAAAACTTACAGGGTGATTTACAAACAGCTCATAGAGAGTCAATCTCATCAAGAAAGAAAGTTGAAGTTGAGAAATTCAAAACTGAGTTAAAATCACAAGAGTCACAATCCAAATCAGCTAATAATTTAGCGGTTGGAAAATTACAACAAGCAGTTAAACTCGAAGCAGAGAAGTTACGTTTACGTAGCCAAGCTCAAGATAAGCAAGAGAAATTGCAAAATAAAGGAGAGTAAATGGATAACGCATTAGAAAATAACAATCTTGAAGAAGGTCAAGTTACTAATAATGTAGGGCAAGATGAAGCAACTCAGCAGCAAGAGTCTGGAAGTGATTGGGAATCTCAAGCTAAGTATTTTCAATCAGAAAAAGACAAACTACAAGCTGAAAATCAAAAGTTAAAACAATACGAACAAGTTGGACAAATGTTGGAATCAAGACCTGATATTGTAAATACCATTAGTGGTATGGTTCAGGGTGGTCAATCAACAGTCCAAGAACAACGTGTTGAATTATCTAAGGATGAGTTTGACCCTTGGGAAGCCTATAATGACCCATCGTCTAAGTCGTATAAATTTCGACAACAAGAGTTACAAGACACTATTAATGAAGCTGTTCAAAACCAAGTTGGTGATGTAAAGAAAGAAGTTGGAATGTCTAAACTTCAAACTGAACTTGCTAACAAAGGATTGAATTCTGAGCAAATTTCTTCTTTTATGGATTTTGCTAGTAAGAATCCTGCAGAATATGGTATTGATGGTGCTATTAATATGTGGCAAGCTGTAACTCAAAACAAGGCCGAAGCTAAAAGTAATGTAAATAATCCTCTTGATGCAATTCGTCAAAATCAATCAGTTCCTCAGCAAGCAGGTATTTTAAATGGTGAGAAACCTATTGTAAAAGATGATAAAGAATCAATGTGGGATTCTATTATGAAAGCTGGTAGCCGAACTAATGTATTGTAAATAAAGGAGAATTATAATGTCAAGTTATAATAGTGGACAAGTAAAATTTGGAACTCCTGGCGGTGCAACAGTCGATAGTGCTAGTATGGGCACAAGAAGACTTTATGACTTTAGTGATAGGGTCGCAGACTTAGCTCCAGAAGAATCTCCATTTTTTGTATATTTGTCAAAAGTAGGAAAAGTACCAGCATCTGATTCACAATTCAGATACTTGGAAGATAGAACAAAAATGGCAATGACTGATAGAAGTTTTGTTGTCAAAACAGGAGCAACATTAGCAGCACCTGGAAGTTTAACATCTTTAACTGTTGATACAGAAGGCGATAAAGCTGTTTCATGGCTTATTAAGGGAATGGTTTTAAGTCTTCAACAACACAATAATGATGACCATGATACTGATGATAGTGATGCAATTATTACTGCAACTGCTAGAATTGAATCTGTTGTTAATAATGCTGCAGATACAACTGTTCAAGTAAGAACTATATCAGCTTCTGCTGGTGATAGTTCAACAACAAGTCTTGAAGCAGGCGGTAAAGCTACAGTTATTGGTACATCATATGCTGAAGGTTCAGGAGCTCCTGATGTATGGTCTCAAGAGCTTGATGATGGATTTGGATATACTCAAATCTTTAAAACAGCTTGTGAAATGTCTAATACTGCTAGAGCAACTGTTTATCGTGGTTATGCTGATGAATGGCAAAGAATATGGAATCTTAAATTAAGAGAACATAAGATTGACATTGAGAGAGCAATGCTTTTTGGAATGAAAGGCTCAACTAATGGTGTTCAGTATAGTGATGGTATTACAGGTAATATTATTAAAAACGCAGGTACAGCAATAGAAGGTGGTGTAAAACTTTCATATAATGAAAAACTACCTTATCTAAAATCTGTAACATCTGCTCAATTAACATATGACGAATTATTATCTGATTTTGAAGTTATATTCGACCCTGCAAGGGGTGGTTCTAGTAATAAACTAGGATTAGCTTCAATGCCAGTAATAACTCATTTTAATAAAATGGGAGGTTTTATCGACAATTCTATTGGTAATGAATTAAGATATAACTTTGATAGAGCTCAAGGCTCTTTTGGTCATAGTGTTACAAAGATAGATACTATACATGGTGCTTTAAGCTTAGTAAAAGAACCTCTATTTAGAAGTAATTTTGCTGGTTATTTATGTATGGTTGACTTAGACCACGTATCATACAGACCTCTTGTTGGTAATGGAGTAAATCGTGATACATCAATCACAACAAATGTACAACAAGCAGACGAGGATTTACGAAAAGATATGATTCTTACAGAAGCAGGTCTTGAAGTAACTCTTCCTGAAACACATGCCTTGTACAACTTGGAAGGAGTGCTATAATGAGAAGTGATTTATTAAATAGTAATAGTAGTTCTTATGCACTTTCTAATGATGATTCAGTATTTAAGTATACAAGCTATAGAGCTACTATCACAGTAGCTAATGGAGCAACTACAGGCGTAGAATCTGCGATAGCAATGCCTGATAATTTTGTTCCTATAGCTGTTGCTTTAACAGTTGTAACTGCTTCAACAAATTCGGTAAATTTTGTTGATGTAGGTTCTGATGCTGATACTGATGGTTACATTGATGGAGCTTCCATTGCAGTAAATAGTGCTGGATATAAAGGAGTAATTCCTTGTAATGGTGTTTTAGCTGTAGGAAATCCTACTGCTGGAGCAGTCATAGGAACTCCTGATGAAGTTGAATGTGTTATAAGTGGAGACCCTGGTAGTGATACTGTTCTTCAATTTGACATTATTGGCTTTGAATGCACAATAGGTTAATACTATAAATAAGCAATAATAGTTTTGTAGAACTATGGAGGTTATCGTATAAAGGGTAGCCTCCGAATCTACTAAAAATTTAATTTTTAATAATAGGAGAAAACATGGCAGCATATGGTGATACCAATACCAAAGTAAAAACATTTATACATGATGCAATTGAAGGAGCTCAAGATGGAGCTCAGGGAACTATTGCTAGAGATGTTCAAGATTATATTGCAACTTTAGATGATGCAAATAATATTGTTATATCTGTTAGTCATTGCGCTTTGCGTGGAGATAGAATACTTACTATGGTTGTAGCAGCTAATTACAATATTCCTACATCGTAGAATATTGAATAATATATATATTTTAGCTAAATTAGGAATAGAATATGAAAAGAAATAGAACATATTATTGCAATTCTTGTAAAAAATGCATTGATTTTAAACCAAATGATGACCATGTATGTAAATGTGGATACATATTTGGAACAAGAACTAATATATCAGATGGTATTAATATGAGAAATAATAAATGGAGTGGTCAAACAAAAGTTGAATTTAGTCAAACAACCATTGATAACGATATAGCAGATAGGAATAGAAGATAATGGCAAATTTTGATGCTCAAATACAAGCATTAGTTGGAACTGCAACTCAATCAGAAATGGATGATTGGGCAACAGATGGAGTAAAGGAAATCACAAATATTCTTCCTCCTTTATTAAAAGAAAAATGCACAAATGAAACTACACTAAATCATTCTGCTACAACTATGGATATGGATGGAGTTGGTGAAATTTTATATGTAAATAGACTTTCGGCTGATTCAGGTGGAAGTAGAATACCATGTAGAAAAGTTTTATCAATGTATGGGGAATTGTCTAATGATTCAAATAGTCTATATAAAGCAAGTGTTACTGACCCTGTATATTGGATTTTAAGTTCAGGTGATGCTTCAATTTTAAATGTTATACCAACTCCAACTGCAAATCAAACTGCAATTGTTTATCATGTAGGTTATACTACTGTTGATGTGTCTAATGATTCTACCATTGCAAATTTTCCTGATGAAGCTGAATATTTAGTTGTATTGTATGCAGCAATAAAAGTATTGCAAAATAAAATGAATGAAATGAATACTAATAATGATATAGCAACAGCTTTAACCGCAGTAAATACAGAGTTAGATGAAACTCAATCAATATGTGATTTAATAAATACTCAAGTAGATTCAGCTGTAAGTGAACTTGGAGAAACAGCAACAAATGTAGATTCAAGTATAGATACAGCTGTTGCAGCTATAACAACTGCTCTTGGAAGAGTTAATACAGCGGTTGCTTTAGCCAATACTGAATTTGATTTAGTTAACGCAGAAGTTGATTTAGCTAATGCTCAAGTAGATGATGAAGATATTGAATTAGCTCAAGGCTATCTTGCAACAGCGCAAGGTTATACAGGAGCAGGTAATAATTACATTAATGAAGCACAAGCATCTTTATCAGAAGCACAAGGCTATGTTAATGAAGTTAACGCAAGAGGCGCGCATGTTCAATCTCAATTAGGAGTAGTTTCAGGCTATATAAACGCAGCTCAAGGTTATGCATCTGAAATTCAATCTAAAATTGGTATTTCTCAAGGTTATATTGCTGAAGCAAATACTAGAATGGCACAAGACAATCAAAAGTATCAATGGTATCAAGGTCAACAAATTAAGTTGCAACAAGATTATGATAAAGGTATTCAAATGCTAGTAGCTCAATCAATGCCTAAAGCTCAGGAAGGTGCTAAATAATGACAGCTAAAAATATTATAGAACAAATTGAAAAGCTATTTGGAAGACAACAAGAACAATATATGTTTCAATTAATTAATGATGCATTAGATGATATTGCTTCACATAAAAAAAATAACACAGTATCAAAAACTACAAATTTAATAGGTTATGATAGATGGTATACTTTACACGATGATGTTGTAGAAATAGAAAGAGTTGAAATAAAAGATACAAATGATAGATATGTAATGATTCCAAAATTAGCAGACCCACATAAATTATTAAAAGGAGATACTGATGATACGGCTAGCGCATGGGCAGAAACAGATGCTGGTGATGATTCATTAACATAAAAAATTATGGCAATAAATAAAAGAACATATCCAAATAATTACTTTACATGGTATAATGATGACCAAAGGTTAGCTATTTTATGTGAAGATACCTCCTCAACATCAACAGAACAAAATAAAGAAAAATACGATACTTACCAAGGAGATGATGTTACAGCAGGTATAAGAATTACATATAAATCAAAATATAAAACAATCGATTCTCAATCAGAAGATTTAAAAACAGAAGGTGGTTTAGATTCAGGATTGCATCCTGCGGTAGTATGTTATATTAAATCAAGAATGTTTGAAGATGCAGGAGATGTTCAAAGAGCTCAATATTTTAGAGCAATGTATGATAAAATGGTAAAACAATATCCATTAAGAAAAAGTGGTGTAAGAACATTGTCAGTACCAAGACTATAATAATAAAAAGGGGAAAAAATGACAGAATCTTTGAAAAAAAAGATAGAAGAATTAAAAATTCAAGAAAAACAAGCATTTCAAGTTTATTGCACTTCGGTAGGGCAATTAAGAGCTTTTGAAGAAGCTTTTGAAATGGTTACAAGTCAAATGAATGAAGAACAAATAGATAAAGTAAAAGAAATAAATAATAAGAAGTAGTTTTTTGAAATAAAACGAGGTTAGAATGGCAAAGTTAAACAAAGGTATTGTTGACAGAGCAGTAGTTACTCCTGATAAACACTTTCCTTTTCATTGCAAAAAAGCAATAAATATAGTGTGTCAAGTTATTGAAATAGTTAAACCTACAATATACGTAGATTTAGGTGATACAGGTGAATGGGAACATTTCAGTAATCATTACTGGAAAGGTAGAAATAAAAAAACAATGGAAGATTTAATTCCCTTGTTAAATAAAGATGTCAAAGATGTAAATAAAGGAATGGACATAATTGATAAATCTTTAGATAAAGTTGAATGTAATATTCGACATTTTGTTCAAGGTAATCATGAAGTATGGTTAGACAATTTTGTAGTAAGATACCCTTATCTTAGCCATTATGAAACTCAAAATGCATTAAGAATAAAGGAACGTGGATATAAATATCATCCTTATCATAGAAGAAAACTTTTAAGAATAGGAAAATTAAATTTTACACACGGGCATAAAACTGGAATGCATCATGCAAAAGCACATCTTAGCTCTTACAAAGACAATATTATGTATGGACATACACATGACCTACAAAGATATACTGATACTGGAGTTAAAGGAACAATGAGTGGCTATAGTATGGGATGTTTAAAAGACATTAAAAAAGATGAAGATTGGTTAAGAGGTAATTTAACTAACTGGAATCATGCACTAGCTATAATAGATTTTTTTAAAAATGGAGACCATATAGTTCATGTTTTAGAAATAATTGATGGAAAGACTTCTTTATGGGGTCAGTATCTTGATGGTAATAAATAATGGAGAATAATGGAAAAAGAGACAATAGAACATCTGATAGGGGAGTATGGATGGATGTTAATAGGAGCATTTCTATTTCTTTTAGGAAAAAGTACCATAGAATCTGCAATCGAAGGTTTAAAAACTATGGCTGGAAACGACCTCAATGTAGACGATACAATAATTTTAAATGGCAGACCTGCACGAATAACAAGAATATCATTATGGAAAACCACAGTGTTTGTTTATGATGTTGGTTGTGATGCAGATGGAAAACCATATATTAAAGGCGGAAATAAATTGTCAATACAAAATATTAAATTAAAAGACCATACAATAGAAAAGCCATTACCAATGCTTGACTTAAAAAAATGGGATAATTGCAAGGAGAAAAAATGAAGGACACATTAAGGGTTTTAAGTACTTACCCTGAGATAGGTATAAGCACAAGCTTTTTATCAACAGTAATAGGCATTTTAGACGTTTTAAACCCTATATTAACATTT